TTTCTCTTTCTCTTTACCATCAGTTATCAACTTAGGAGCTTTAACAGTTATAGGGTCATTTATAGTGATATGGATTTTTTTAGGTAAAATAAGAGCTTTGTCTACATTAACCATCATTTGTGATATTTTAGGCATAGCTTGGGCAACACTACCCATAGATTGTGTCATCCCTGTATTTTGTGGTGGCTGAAACATACTCTATCCTTTTTTTATTTGTTTTGTTGTGCTTTAATTCTTTCGTTTTCCTCTGCAATAAACTTAACTAATAATGCTACATAAATATCTTTTTCCCAAGGTATCATATTCTCTATATCAGAAAGAGAATACTTATGATGTTGCATCATTGAGAAATTAGTGTTAATCATATTAGATAATGAATTGTCACAGAGGATTATGCGAAAAAAGACTGTAGACCCTCCAAGGTCATGTCTTCTTTATACCCACATTCCTTATCCTTTTTCTTACCTTCACCCTTTACTTTGTTCTTACATTCTAATTTTACTTCATGTTTTAGTTTTGGCATTGTTTCAAAGAATTTAGCAATCTTTTGAAACTGCTCATCAGATAAAGATTCTAAAAACTCTTCCATCTCAGCTGCAGTATGATCTTTAGATGGATATGTTTTTTCATTATCATAGAGATAATCAATAGATAATAAAATAGTTTTAAATATTACTTCAATTTGTTTATCACTATCAATGTTATCTATTCTTGACTGTAGACTCATATCAGGATACTTTAAACATACACCAAGTTCATCTGTTATCTGAATCTTACTTGTGTGGTCATCAGTTTTATGAACATTCACATCTTCAATATTAAAAAATACTGGTATCTCACCTTTACAAGTAGGGCAATTATATTTTAACTCTATCTCTTCACCCTTTGACCTACCTCTCAACCATAGAAAGATATACTCAATATCAAAGATAGGTAGTGTTTCAACATCAACATCACCAAAAATACAATTTTTAATAACTGTCTTTGTAGCATCTGCTATCTGTTTTTCTTCTTCACTCTCCATAGCTATGAGAAGAATCTTCTCTTCCTTAACCAAGAAAGGTCTGTATTTTATTTCTTCACCTGTTGATGGTAAAATTAAACTATACTCTGGTACTGCAATTTTTGGTAATCCCATTTCATTAACTCCTTAATATAAAATGATATTGTTATTATTTATTAAAATTCTAAATCATCTGAAGATTCTTGTCCACCACCCAAAACGGTTTTGTCGAGTGAATTTATATTAGAATTATCTCGACTATCAGAACGTCTTGCAATTGGTTCACCCCTAATTTCTGGTGATTCTCCTGCCTTTAATGATACCCATTTTTGATGATAGTTTCTATAAGAAAAATTTACACTTAATGACATTACACCAGTACCAGAATAATCTAATGATAAAGGTTCAATTCTTTTTGGATAGGCTTCATTTATTGTTGTTACTAATGTTGTTGCATTTGAATCAGTTCCACTATTTTTGTTCAATTGCCTGCTTAATTTGTGTACTGTAATAGTTCCGATATAATTATTATAAAACCCAACACGGTTTGTTGCTGGGTCAACCATACTCTCCATCCACTCTTGAAAATATTTAAGTTCTAGCATATCATCATTACAATGGAAAGCTAATGTTATATCATCATAAGTTTTCTGTCTGACATTTGACCTGTAAGCTAAATCTTTATCAGTTGCAACCATTGTTAGGCCAGGAATTTGTGCATTATGACAGACAAGTGATAATCTTTCTCGAATCCGTGAATTTTCTCCAATTGGATTGCTGCTAGAAATCTCAACACGAAACAAATTAGGACTTGCAAAATTAGCTAATGTCTGTGCTTTAAACTGTCCTATTCCCTTTGCCATCTCTTACTCCCGTTATAAATATTAGTCTATACTGTATTTATAAGAGATATATGAGAAATTTCCCTAGAGTTGGAAAATATAAGGTTAAAAACAAGGAGAAATATGTAGGTGATCTCCATGAATGTCACTATCGCTCCAGTTGGGAGCTGAGATACATGAAGTATTTAGATGCTCGTCCAAGTGTATTGGAATGGGGCTCAGAGAATATAGTTATTCCCTACTATAATCCAATAGAAAAGAAAACTAGACGGTATTTTGTGGATTTCTATGTGAAAGTAGTATCAACTAACGGTCAAGTCAAAAAGTATATCATTGAGATTAAACCTCATAGTCAATGCCTACCACCAAAGAAACCTAAGAGAAACACCAATAAGTATAGAAATGCATTGAAAGCCTATGTAAGAAATCAATGTAAGTGGAAAGCTGCAAGGAAATATGCAGAAAAGAGGGATTGGGAATTTATAGTTTTAACAGAAAAAGAACTAGGAATAAAATAAAGGGGGAGTATCACCGAAACGGTTTTCACAAGGTATCTAGTCGCGAGTCTTTGATACCAGCATAATACTGGCGAATCACCAATATAACAAAAGATACTCCCCCAATATTAATTACTGCTCAGCTAGTTTCTTAAAATACTCTAAAGTATCCTCAGATGTTGATTCGGCTGCAGGTGATGCAACTGGATCAGCAGAACTCTCCTCAATAGTTTCATTGTAATCACTGGTTGTACCAGATGCAGTAACCGTATTGAAACGTGCTTCCAACTCTTGATAACTCTTAAAGTTCTCTGGAGCAAGAATACCTTGAAGTGAATGTTGTTGTTTCCAAACATCCTCTAGCTTAGCATCGTCACCGTCAAACAACGGGGATGGAGAAGCAAACTCTGACTTATCATAATTTGCATAACCTTCCACCTGACGGATTTTAAGTTTAAAGTTAGCACCAGACCAGAAATCAAACGGGTTCATTGGTTCTTCATCTTTAAACTCTGGGTTCATAACACTTTCGATTTTCTCGAAAATCTTCTTACCATATCGAAACAAAAATACTTTACCTTCATTCTGAGCATTTGTTGAATCTTCAAGGACAAGGATATTACTATAGTAACTAAGCTTACGCTTACGGTCACGAGCAATATTCTTATCAGACTCAATACCAGAATTCCACAAAGTAGTATTTGCCTTTGATACAGGGTCATCAGTTCCACTAGGAGCATCAGAACGCGGTGTGGTCAATGAATTCTCAATGTACCATCCACCTGGCCCTTTGAAACCATGTGACCATAAACGAACCCATGGCACATCTTCATTTGTAGGTGCTGGGAGAAAACGAACAACGGCATAACCGTTACCAGTTTTATCACGTTCACACTTCCAAATGCGTTCATCTTCATAAGATGGTTTTTCTGCAAGTTTCTCAACTTGCTTTGTTAATGACTGCAAATTGTTCATTCGGTTGTTCTTTAAATCTTTAAAACTAGACATATGTATTACTCCTTATTTCGTTATATTTCGTAGTATCATTATAAACATTCATCACATACATTACAAAGGTAATTTTGTAACTTGCTTCTTCATCATATTCAAGTCGTTAGCTTCTGCTTCAAGTTTATCTTTGATAGACCTATTTAGAAGTTTTGCGACCATTTCAATCTCACCATCTATATTGTCAGCATACATAATAATAGCTTCCATATATGGAATCTTCTTATCTCTAACAAGTTCTTCTATGGTTGTATTAACATCTATGCTCATTTGAACTCCTTAATCTTATCACAAATACCAAGTTTCTTTGATTCCTTTGCAGACAACCAAACATCAGTCGCAGGTAACAAATACTCCCTGATTTTCTTTTCAGACATACCAGTACACTTTTTGTAATGGTTCATCATCCTTTCAGAAGTTAGTTCAAATTCTTTTGATTGAGCCATAAGTTCATGTTCCTTACCCCATGCACCCCAACTCCATTGATGAGACATAATAGAAGTATTGGGAGTCAATAGTCTATGACCCTTAGCACCATTGATAAACATCATAAAACCTGCTGATGCGATTTGTCCCAACCCAACTGTATGAACGGGAAACGGACATCCATTCATAACATCAATTACAGCAAACGCAGCATTCAAGTCTCCGCCGGGAGAATTAATTATTATCTGCAAACATTTAGGTCTAGGCCTTTGGAAACTCTTAGTAAGAATAAAAGAAATAAGTTCTTTACAAGTTTCTTGACTTACCTCTTCCATGAAAAGGTATACACCTTTTTCTTCTGGAGTTGCGGGGCCCTTCTTTTCTTTATCAGACATTTTATCCCCCATTGTTAAGTATTATCTATAAGGATCAATGTAAAAAACATGATCCCCTATTGTTGCTACTTTTAACATATTACGATTCCAGTATGGGTCAACATCATTTCTATGATAATGAGTAGCACCATGTAGAAAATCATTAACTTCCCATCGTTCACCGAAGTTTTTAATATGTACTCCAGGCTGTTGTAACATTGCTCTGGCTATTACCTTTGAAACTTTCCATGCAATTCTATCTTTAGGTATATCAGATAGTCCATCACAAAACCATGAAAAGTGACATCTGTGTTTTACTAATTTTCCATTTTTGTAATTAGCTTGTTTTACTACTTTACAAATAGAGTTTGGAAATCTTCTACTCTTCACTCTGTTTATAGTTACAAGCGCAACAGCAATCTGACCCTTAGTAGTTTGATCTC